ATTCTAACTTTGAATATTTGTTTCTGCGGCACATTCTGCACGTTCGTTGCTCCCGACCCTTGTCCATAGAGATAATTGTAATCGGGGTTTGTGCTGATTACCACCTTTTGGGCATCTTTGTATACCGCGACATCTCTTGCAAAGGTATCGTGGAGCTTATTAAACTGTTCTGCTAGGGCTTGTTTTGTAGAATCTGGAATATAACTAGACATAAAATATTCTACACTAAATAATAGCAGTGTATTAAATAAAAGGGAAAAGGAAAATGAACGCTGAAGACATGGTTCGCAAATATTGCGAGAGAAATACTGTTGCTCTTTTTAAGAGCTTCTTAATGATGATCGAGGACTTGCAGGTCGATCATCAAATTCATTTTGGTAAGCTAAAGTACGCTTTACCGAAAGAATATCATTCGTTAATTGATCAGTCGAACTATTTCGACCAGGATAAACTTCAGCACTTGAGGAAGAGAACTCTGGATATTGGAAACGAGGCCGTCAGGAATATAGAGGGCGGTTTTGAAAATTTCACTATAAGTTTTGAGTTCAAGTGACTATAATATAAAAAGGCAAAAGGTATAATTATGATTCTAGAAAAAGAAAAAACAAAAACAAAAACAGAAGAGAGCTCTCCTGACGCTTCCAAGCTTCGGGAAGTATACAGTTTTACTGTAGAATACGTTGAAAAGCAAAAAGTTTCCGAAACCGAAACTCGCAAGAATAAGGACGGTTCGGAGGAACAGGTAGAGGTGACTAAGGAAGTCGAAGCTTCTGTTCCGTATAGGGTTATTATCAAGCAGCCTAACCGCAAGGAGATGGAGGAGGCTGAACTTGAGTATAGTATTGAAATGAGTAATTGCATTCGGCAGGGAATTCTTACCAAAGCCATGCTTGCAAAAAAGTATTCTGATTCTGGCGGACTAATGTCAGAAGACGACGCCACCGCCTTAAGCCGAGCATATATTAAATTTGGAGAATGCACAACTGAGCTCACAAGGCTAACTTCGAAATCTTCTCAAACGGATAAAGATAAGGACAAAATTAAAATCCTCTCTGGCAGACTCGCTGAAACCCGAAGGGGTATCGTTGATATGGAGTCTAGTTATGCTTCCCTTTTTAATCATACGGCTGATTCTAGGGCCGCTAATAAGGCGGTCATGTGGTATCTTGTTGGCTTAACTTACATGCGAAAAGATAATGATGAAGAAACTAATCCTATTTTTAAAGGAGAAACCTTTCGCGAAAAAACCGACGAATATTACCGCTTGGAGGAGGAAGGTTCTGACTTGTATCACACTATCTCTGGCAGGCTCGCAACTTATGTGAGTTATTGGTATTATAGTGCGGGCGCAGTGACCGATAAAGACTTCGAGGATTTACAGGAGAATATTGATAACGGCGAGATCTAGTGTCTCAAGCCACTCAGCATCGAAAAGCCTTTAGGGATATAGTTAAGGGCTTTTCCCCCGCCGAGCTTGGCTGTAAGACAGCATATATAAAACATCTTAGTCCTCATGATCAAGTTGAGCTTGAGGATATTGAGGGACGCTATTATACAATCGCCCAGACCCGTGGGCTTCCCACGGAAGAAGAGATGCTCGCTTTCCTTAAACAAGAGGGTGACTGGACTGACGTAGACGAAAAGGAGATATCTCAAGGCGAGGGTTTTATAGAAAGCCTTCAGAAGTCTAAGGCTAATCTGGTCTTAAAGTCTGCGCAAGACCAACAGGGTGAAGTTATTAAAAAGGAGACTATAAAGCTAAACAGAAAGCTCAATCAAAAAAAAGATCTGTTGGGCAACACTTGCGAGGAGTATGGTAAAAGTAGGGCTCACGATTTTTATATATTAAAAAGTTTTTATTCTGATAAAAAATTAAAGAAGCCTTTGTATTCAGAGGACGAATATAATGAATTAACTCAGCCAGAAGTTAGTGGTCTGGTTGGTACATACAACAAGATATTTTCCTCTTTTACAGAGGAGTCTGTACAGTCCCTGATATTGGAGGATTTTTATCAACCATATCTTAATTTTGGTGATGATAGTATGCAATTTTATGGAAAAGCTTTTTGTGAATTAACGTATAATCAGATTAGAATGATTGTATATACTAGGATATTTAAAAATATATTTGAAAATAATGCAAATATACCAGAGGGAATAAGAAAAGATCCCGCCGCCTTGCTTGACTACGGTAGTATATCGGACTCAGAAAAAGAAAAGGTTCAGTCTAAGTTTGATGAAAGCGCTGGGTCTACAATTGTTGGCGCCAGCCAGGAAGACTATGAATATCTTGGAGTAAAGCAAACTGGTGGTGTAAGCCTGCATGAGGAAGCTAAGAAAAAAGGCGGCTCTCTTAGTATGCAGGACATGATGAAGCTTTCTGGAGTGTAACTTTAATTTTCGGTGTAATAGTGTGTCAAGGAATAAGGCATGGCTATTAATGTAAATGTAGGCGGTAATACGGGACCTCTTGAGAGGGACGTTCGTGCTGCGATGGACAGAATCAACCGCGCCGGCGGATTGAAGATAAGGGTTGACGATAAGGGTGTCACTCAGCCACTAGGAAACATGAAGCGAAGCGCTGATGAATTCAGCAAGTCGCTTGAGGCCTCTAACGCTCGAGTTCTTGCCTTCGGTGCGTCCGTCGGAATTATTAATGCAGTAAGTAACGCTTTTAAGGGTTTGGTTGAGCAGACAATAAAGGTTGAGAAGAATTTAACCGACATTAATGTCGTCATGGGTTTAACTTCTAAGCAGCTTGACAAGTTTGGTGGAGGGTTATTTAAAGTCGCCGCCGAAACAGGAGCGGGATTTCAGGCCGCTTCCGAGGCTGCAACCGAGTTTGCCCGGCAGGGTCTCGGGGTCGCGGAAACATTGAAACGCACAAAGGACGCTCTTGTCCTTACGAGGCTGACTGGGATGAAGGCCACCGAGTCTGTGAAATCTTTAACTGCTGCAATGAATACTTTCAAGGGGGAGGTTCACGACTCCACTGTATTGGTGAGTAAGTTTGCTGCTGTAGATGTTAAGTTTGCCGTTAGTGCTGAAGATTTCGCTCAGGCCATTGCTCGCGCTGGGGCATCCGCGAGGGATGCTGGTGTTGATATTAATGAGCTTATTGGTATTGTAACCGCAGTTCAAGAGAGGACTGCTCGTGGCGGTGCGGTTATTGGTAATGCTTTTAAGACGATTTTTACAAGGCTCCGTAGAGGCTCCACTCTTCAACAGTTGGAGGACATCGGTATTGCCGTCAGGGATCTAAAGGGATCAACGCTTCCCGCCATGAAGATTCTCCAGCAGCTTGCTAATAGATACGATACTTTAACCGATGCCCAAAGGTCTTACATCTCGCAAAATGTTGCCGGAGTATTTCAAATCAACATGCTCAAGGCTGCCATGGCCGACCTTGGTAAGACGAATAGCGTAACCTCTCAGGCCACTAAGATTGCTTCCCAAGCAACCGACGAATCTAGTAGGAAAAACGAACAACTTAGACAAACTATGTCCGCTCTTGCTACAGAAAGCGGAGTAGCTATACAAGAACTCGCCAAAAAAATAGGTGATATTGCTCTGGCTCCTGGGATAAATAAAATCCTTGATGGAGTTAAGGGTGTTGCTGATTGGGCAAACAATTTATTGGGAGACGGAGAGCAAGAAGGAAATCGTTTTGCTAAAGGGCTGCTTGCTGGTGTCGGTAACTTTTTAAGTGGCCCCGGCCTGGTTGTAATTACCGCGGTTGTTTCAAAGCTTTTTGTAAATGCTGCAAAGTATGGCGTGCAAAGTTTGCAAAGTTTGCTTGGCATGAATAAGCTTGCTTCTTCAAGAAAACATACGGAACAAGCAATCCTACAGGTTATGGCAAGCAACGCTGCGTTAGCTAAGGAAATGTTACGTACCGATATTTCTAGAGAAAAGAAAGAGCAAATGATTCTCGCCTTAATTAGGCAGCAAACTACAGAGGCTCAGAAATTGGCCGCTGTTTCCAAACAACTTACCCTGCCTATGATTCGGGCGGGAGTCACTCCAAACCTTAGCATGAGGCGAGGAAATGCCAGCGGCTTTATTCCAAACTATGCCGCAGAAAAAAGCGAACGCCAACTAGCTCAACAAGCGGGGTATTCTCCAGGTGCAGTCAAGCAGATGAATATTCCTGGTGTCGGAGATATTACATATAATACTGCCGAGAGCGTGAAGAAGTTTCCAGGCATGACTCAGCCGGCAATTATTCCCCCAGTGAATAGCAAAGCTGCCGGAGCGTATGATGCAACATTTACGGAAGCTCATGGATTTAGTCCATACGCTGCAAAGGGGCACATTCCAAATTACGCTAACCTCGCCCTGAATTTGAAGAACGTACAGAAACAGGCTGGTAGCGCTGGAGCCGGCACGTTTGTTAAGGGTAGAACCTCTGGATCTATGAGAATAAATCTTAATAAAGTTTTTGCCGAAAAAATTGATGGGCTTGGAGTTTTAGCGGGCACTGGTCCTGAATCTTTGCAGCCTGTAAAATATAGTCAGTCTTTAGATAGTGTCCCCGCGCTAAGAAATAGAGTTCTTCAGGTCGCAAAAGCTAAAAACATTGACGCGTCACATGCTGTAAAGACCATGGGAGTTGAATCGACACTTGCTTCGAAGGGAGTATATCCCATTACTGCCGGCGATGTTGATAAAGCTAGTGGCGGAGCATCTAGCTGGGAGTCCGCGCTTAATTCCACCTCAGGACTAAGCACAGCAATGGATAATCTGGGTGGGGTAATAAGTAAAAAACTGTTTAAGGGTAAAGGTCCAGCGATAAAACCAGGGAATGCTTTAAAGCATGCTATGGAGGAAAAGTCTTGGCAGGGCTACATGTTGGAGTCGGGAGTAAAGTCAGCCTTAAGGAGGGATATCGATCGTGGAAAAGAGGGTCAAAGAGCTTTCGATCTTGACGGGAATATCACGGAGCCCATGCGTGAATTTATGGATGGTAAAAAATTTGATGCTTTAGAACTCAAAAATACGTTATCCACCGACGTGAGAGGCAAGAGCGGGAATGTTTCGAATAAAGTATTCACTAAACTTAGTAAGGTTCTGGGAGATGCCAAGTTAACCGCTGCGATAACTCCAATACTAAATACCCTCGGCACTAAAGCTTATTCTAAGAAAAAAGCTAGAGGCTTTATTCCTAACTATGCTGACCCATTAAGCGATGCAATCGGCCGAGAGCAAGGAGCTGGAGTTCCTGTTTCTAAGATTCGAGTAGGTTCTCACCGTGCACTTAGGGCCGCGTCCAATCCTGGAGGGTTGGGTGTTACTAATACGTCTGATGAGCCAAGAGGATTAAAAGACGTATTCGGTGCTGGTGGTTTTGTTCCGAATTATGCGGACCCACCACCCTTAAGGCGAGTGTCGACGCAAGGAGGATATCCGCTGATTGACTCTAATCAAAAAAAATTAGTTGCTCAAGAAGTCCAGCGTTTAACTAAAGAGTATCAAAAGGGTAGACTTACCCTTGGGGATGTTAACAACAAGCTTAAAAGTATGGGAGCAAATGTGTCCGGGCTTGGGACAGGCTTTAACTTGACTAAATCGGCTGTAGCGCAATTGAATACCCAAATTAAAACCGCCGGCTCAAAGCTCGGTGCGGTTGGCAACTTTAACGCGGGAATGGGTGGCACAGCGGGAGGAGGTGCGATGGGTGCCCTCGGCAGATTTCAAGGAGGACATAATTTCGCGGGCAAAAGCATGAATGGAATGGGTGGAATGGGAGCAATGATGGCTCTAAGTATGGGTGCGGGATTTGTCGACACAGAGGGGGAAAATGCTAAGAGCTTTGGCAATCAAGCTGCATCAGGAGCAATGACAGGCGCTTCAACTGGAATGGCAATAGGAATGATGGCCGGGCCATTAGGTATGGCCGCAGGAGCTGCAGCAGGGGGATTGTATGGAGTTCTTACGGCGTCTGGTAAAGTTGCAGAAGCAAAAGCAAAAGAGAAAAAAGCAATAGAGGAATCTAACGCGGCAATTAGAAAAAACATTAACGCATTTAATGACAATTCTGTGGCGCAAGCTACCGCCATGGCTTTTGCAGAAAACCAAATATTTAAAACGCTACCCTCTACGTCATCTGATAAATTCGTGAAGCTTCTTCAACGCGATGATTACACAGGCAATCTGCTCTCACAACAAGGAAAAAGTGAGTCTGACATATTTAAGGGTAGGAGTCCATTAAAGTCTATTAAAGATTTGTACAATATAGCTGATGGAGACGGGGCGGCCACTGAAACTGGGAAATCGATATTAAAATCTGACCCCAACACTTTCGCGGGCAAGGAAGTAGTAGCATCTTTCGATAAACAAATGGCAAAGGGCAAGTGGAATCTGGAAATACCAGATTCAGCTAAAGACAACACCGACAAGGAGTTCCTCAAAAATGTAAAGCTCATGCAACAAAATATGTCCTTTGGCTTTAAGAAGTACGAGGGCGGGGTGCTGCAGTCTACGAAGAGGAGAGTCAGTACGCAGGAAGGTTTGTCGCCCGAGCAAAACCTAAAATCCGATCTGAAAATGCTGATCGGATTGACAGCTCAGCCAGGTGGCGGAAGTAACACATTGCATCAAGCTACCTACTCCGCTACAAAAGCTCACAAAAGCTACCAAGAAGGGAGGGAGGGTCTTCTTGATGGCTCTTTTTCTATCAAGGATAGCGCTAACGATTATCTTGACCAAATAATAGGCAATGCATTTTCTAGTGCCACAGAGTCAAAGAAAATACACAATATGGAAGTTCAGGTGAGTAAGATGGGTAGTGATGGTAACGCGATTAAGGGAGGCGTACTAAAAAATAAAGAGTTATCCGGTAAAGATATCTCCACTTTGATGCGTGGCGGGTTTGGTGACGAGAATGGATCAGCGATGACTACTGCAAGAAGGATTGGTTTGGTGGATGGTAAAGACAGTCCATCTGATGGTACGGCCAGGATTGAAAAATTTCGAGAAGATCGTAGAAAGCAGCTTCGTGCACAGCTTCAACAAAACGACAAGCTATTAAATCAAGAGAAAAAACAATTAAATTTTCTTAGAATCAAGGCTATTTCTGACGCAAAGTTTCAAGCTGCCGGAAATCAAATTAGGCAAAGTTTGATGCAAGAAAATAAAGGTGCGAACTCAGCTCTAAAACTTTACAATAAATCATTAACCGCGAGCGCGCGAGGCCAAATCAAACACAACATGGAAGTTAACAAGGTTAACTCAAAACACCGTCAAGCTCAACTCGCTGCAACCAAATCCATGAAGGATGCCTTCATTCAAAAATCCCAAGATAGTTCAACGGGGCTCGGCCAGGAGATAAAAAATTTATTCAACAACGAAGCTAACAACGGTGCGTTAAAAAGTGTTTTGGGAGAGGGTAAATTTGCAGGTTTTCAGGCTATAGCGGAAAATGATATAGATCAAGCTATCGCAGGTTTATCTGCGGAAGACTTCGGTAAGATATTGGATAAATTGAATGCACAGATCCTTGGCAACGCAAACTTAAAAAGATTTTATGATGCGCAACTTAAGATTAAGGAAGGCTTAAATCAAAAGGCCAAAGACGAGAATAACCTCTCTATTAGAAAACTGGATAATGAGAGGGATATAAATGAAGTTCTTGAATCTAGGGCCGATATACTGCAGACCCTTAAGAGCTTGCAGGACAGTAGGGACGTTGGGAAAGGTTTTGCGGATAAATATTCTAGTTTGACTTTGGAGAATCAAAGCTTAAAGGGACAGACTGCTCTTGCTAGGGTTGGCGGAGGCACCGTTGCTCAGCAATATAATTTTTCCAGAAATAAAGCCATCTCTAAAAATTCAGTTGACAGGACTTTAACTAGAGAGGACCGAGAAAATACCGCCCGAAAGAAAATTCAAGATATAATGAAGGATACTGGATTCTATGAAACTGTTGGCTCAGAAGATCTGCACAATACACCTGCTAAAGACTTACTTAAGCAAGCCCAAGGGTATTACAGCACGGACACTATTGACTCAAGAATCGAGGCAGAAGAGGTTAGTGGAAATGGCGAGGTAGGCAAAATCTCCGCTCTCCAGGCTCACAAAGAACTTATTTCGAATGGCTATTCTACCGCTCAGATGGATCAACTTGCGAATGTACAAAAAATGATTGAAGGAAATGAAAAATTGCTTGAGCAAGAAGACCAGCGCTTTAAGAGCATGCAGGAGCTCGTAAAAATCCAGCACGAATTTGTCTACGGGGGTGATGCTTTTTCGAACGGCATGCAGAAAGCCTTTAAGGACGCTAGTGATAGCGCCGCAAAATTTAAGTATGACATAGGGGAAGCTCTTCCTAAAGCCTTTGCCTCAAACATGAGCCAAGCCATAATGCAAGTAACAAGGGAAGGGGGAAGTGTTGGGGATGCTCTGCGCGGTGCTGCGATAGGGTTCCTGGATACGATGAATCAAATGTTTGTTGAAAATATGATGAATAACATGATGGCTGGAATGTATGACAATGGAGATACAGAAGCCCAGCAATCTATCAATGCGACGCAAACCCTAAATAATACGAACTTTAAATTAACCGGAAGCATTGACGCTTTGGCTGGGCGAATTTCGGATTTGGCTGGCGCGATTCGCTCGATGCCGGCTCCATCGTCACCAGCCAAGCAATTTCGGGGCGGCCCAGTTGGTTTAAATAAGGGAGGCAAGGTTCCCTCCATGCTCACCAACGGAGAATTTGTTATGGGAAGGGATGCTGTGTCAAGGTTTGGTCAAGGGGGAATGGCTCAATTGAACAAGGGAAAAATTCCCGCATATAACCAAGGTGGATTTGCTGGAGGCTTTCAGGATAGCTTGGGTTCTGGACTAGGGGCTATGGGCACTGGTTGGCTTATGCAAAAAATGCAAAAAAAGGCAGAAAGCGATAAACCATGGCAACGTCCTGACGATGCGTTTCAGAAAAACCGAGCGTGGAAGCGTAATAATATGTCCGCCCATTTTATGCAAAACAGTTCCGATGTTAAGAATGAAGCTAGCATGGCCAGGCAGGCCCTCCAAGCTAAGGAACAAGAGTGGATAGATAAGCAGAATAAAAAACAAGCTCTTGGCAGGCAAGTTGTTTCTCTTATTGGTAACGCCGCAATGTCGGGATTGGGGAATGAGCTTAGTTCTGGAACTGGCTGGGGGAGTAAAGAGGGTGTGTCTGCTTTTGGCAGGGCGGACAATGCTCTTGGCTATAAGAAGGCTGGTTTAAAGATGCAGAAATGGGGCTTGGATAAACAGGGTTACGGGCCTGGTAGTGAAGCGGCGCTCCGCCCGATGGATGACGGCGACTATGAGAACTTTGACCAATACAATAAAGTTAGTGAGCAGCTTGAGAACTCACCGAAGTCGATGTGGCAAAAGGGATACAGCTGGAACAAAAATTATACAGGCGGCAAAATCACAGGCCCGGCAGGAATAGATAAGGTTCCCGCAATGCTAACAGAAGGCGAGTATGTAATAAATGCAAACGCCGCAAGAAAAATAGGCATACCCAGCCTTGAGAAAATAAATTCTGGAAAATTTAACGAAGGAGGCTTGGTTGGGGACACCACTAAGCCTGGAGAAAGCTCTTCCGCAGGCGGCATGACTAATAACATAAGCATAAACGTAAATGTCGAGGGCGGAAACGCAAAGGATGGTTCTAAGTCAAGCGATACAGCGGCCGACTCTAAGTCGAACATGGACAACCTTACCAAGAAGATTAAACAACAAGTAGTCATGGTTATTAAGCAGGAAAATAGGCCAGGAGGATTATTAGGCTAATGAGCTTTTCTGGTCATGAACAAGTATTTATAGTTCAGAATCAATTAGTTTCTGGCATATCCCAATGTGATATGTCCTACAATACTCAAACAAGCCCATTGTATATTGCCGGGCTTGGATATGTTGATAATTTTATTAGCGGGCCAACCGAAGGACAGGTTGAATTATCTCGATACATGCTGGGCGAAGATTTTATTAAGGATATAGGTGATGAAGATCAGGTTCAGGGTGGTATAATATTTGACAGCGGAAGAAGTGTGGGTTTCACAAGGGGTAGGCTGCTTAATTATAGGGTTAGTTGCAATGTCGGTCAAATTCCTGAGATTAGTAATAGTTTTAAAGTATACGGTAACCTTGGTGGCGGAGTGAGCCCGTTCTCTTTATGGAATCCTTCTAGTGCATATGCTGCTGATGATTTAGTTTCCAGAAAACACACCGCCTCGGACGGCTTTGCTGAAGATAAGGTTTATAAAGCTAAAAATATAATCCCCGCTCCCGCTTCTGGGGCTAGTAATACTGCTCCAGAAGACTCCTCTGATTGGAACTTCATATCCATGCTTGACGCGAAAGAGGTGCTGGCGGAAAATTCAAAAGTAAAAGAAAGAAATTATATTATTCCAACACAAGGTAGTATAGATATAAGTTTTAAAGGTTCAATATATAAGAATGCTACAAATACTTTAAGTGAGTTTGCTGGTTCTAATCCCATACTTGGTTTTAATTATTCAAGAGGTCTAGATTTAGATTCGTTATATGCTCTACGGGAAGAGGCTGATAGCGGTACACCTATAACAGATTATGAAGCACTTGATATACAGATTATTTACCCAATTAAAACAACATTTGATTTTACTGTTTCCATGGACAATTATAAGTTGTCTGACATGAGAGCGTTTTTAGATTATGCTAACTGGGTTAACGGCAGGATCGAGCAAGATGTTGTCGTTGAAGTGAAGAACCCCCAAGACGGGAGCGTTCTAATGGAATATAGTATAAGCAAGGCAAAGCTTCTAAGCGAAGGAATCTCCTCCCCTTCTCAGCAGGAGTCCACCTTAACAGTTTCTTTTGAAGGCGTTGACACTGAGGATTTTTCCCCTTTCTTTGGGGAGTATATGAACTCGGATACGGGAGCTGTAGTATACAGGGCCCAGTGGCTGCTTCTTCCTACTATCGATCCTGCTGACGGCGGGGATTGGAGGGGGAATTATACTGAGGTATACAAAGAGGACCCTTCTAAATATATAGAGCTCAGCAGCCTTCCTGAATATAAACACGCACAAGTGGAGACAAGAAGGTAATGGGCCAGTTCGTTAGTTTTAGGGATTGCATGGTTACGATAGGGGCGTTTCAGGTATACGCGACCTCCGTTTCTTTAGACATGCAAACCTCCCTAACTAAGGATATCAGATTCGACAGCTTTGATATTGACCAAGTTGGGGCAACCGTAAATAATCCAACACTCACCCCTACCGACGGAGTAAAGGGAACTTTATCTGTGGACTTTGTTATTTCTAAGCAGCATTTTATATATGATGAGGTTAATAACAGGAATACGATTGCTAGCATTTTTGAATTAAATAAACAAACCTCTACCGCCCTTCAGCAGTTCGGGAGGGTTGGGGAATATAGGTTTTTTAATGCGGGGCTGAAAAGTTTCTCTTTTAGTATGCGCCCTTTTGACCTTGTTCGCGCAACCGCAGAGTATGAGATATTTGGCAGTATTATACAGATATCTAAGGAGTTAGATGTTATAGATAATTTGAATCCAGCTGAAGGCTTGAAGAGTTTCGGGGACGTTGTTGTTGACGGCATCAATTTACAGGATAAGTCTCGGTTTAATGTTCAGTTATTGTCTGCGCAATACAGCGTACGGGCTGATCGGAAATACAACTTCTCGATAAGGGCTAATGAGCATCCTGTTGCAAATTATGTTCCCGGGGCAATCATGCCTTATAGGGTTTCTCTCTCCGGTTTGGTCATTGAGACTCGAATTACTTCAAATAAAATAATACCCGCGATAAACGAAACAGGCAAGATGCAGCATGGGTTTGGCGGCGAAGACTTTTCTGCTGTCGAGGTTGCTTTACAGCTATTTGAAGCTAAGGACGAGGCTGGAGATGGTCAAAGTAATCTTCTTGCTAAGTTTGGTTGCGCTGGGCAGGTTACTCAGCAGAGCCTATCCGCTCAGGACGGCTCTTATTTGAATGGGAATTTTACAGTTAGGCAGGTGGTTAAATGAGTTATACTTATAAAGGTTTTTGGGATCCCGGAGCGAGTTATACTGAAGATGATCTCGTTCAATATTATTCTTCCTCTGGATACGATCAATCTCCTGTGCTATACAAGTGCATTAAAGCTCCCGCTTCTTCTTACCGGCGAAGAACTGGGTTTACTTATCCTGTTGATAGCGTTGTATTTACTTCTTCTGATTCATCTTGGCTTTGGACCGCCAAGGTAGAAACCGGACATGCCCCAAATAGTATTGGTTCCACCTTACTGTGGGAAAGATCCGATACTAATTATCACTGTCCTCTCAAATATTTTAGGTTACCCAGGATTTCTGACGAAGGCGGACTTGTACCTACTTACGAAAAATATATTACTTCTAATTCCGATTGGGTGGTTATCGCTTCTTCTGGCTCTGAGGAATGGGTTGTTGGGGAACACCTCTCTAGGTCTGAAGCTCAAACGTTGATGCTCCAAAGGAACGATCGAGCTGTTAATCTTAACGGGAGGGACTTGATGTCCGTTGCTGAAAATTCTGACGGCTGGACTAAGAGCGAGTATTATCACGAGAACTTTGACACATCTCAACCGAGTTTCTGGAAGGGGCCTAACGGTTCTGTTCTTGAATCTAATCCAGTATTCTGGGTAAAGGTCGAGTCCTCTGACCCCGATTATTCAAGCATAGTTAACTCCGAGTGGAGCTCTCCAAATGATTATGATGTATCTGCCCAAGAATATAGTTCCAGTGGGTTGACTACTATTGTTCAAGGGAAATACGGTTCCACCGACTCTTCTTTGGAGGTGGGTTTTAATGACGTTCAGGGGGAAACCGACTCTGACGCTTACTATATTTCAAGCGTACAGAATTACAAAGGAAATTTTGAAAAGAATACTGAGTACCTTCAGTTCGACGTCGTTAGGAATCCTTATTCCCACTTGTTTTGTTACGCTAGAACTGACATCTCTCAGCCTGATCAATTTGACTCCGGGGATGCTATAGCTCTTGCTAATGTTATAATAAAATCCCCGATAGAGAATGTGGAAAATTCAAGACACGTTGGCACTATCGAGCTTGGGAGTGGCAGTGTCAGTGTTAACGGTAGCGCTTCCTCTGATTTTACCGAGTTAAAAATAGGTAACGTATTGGATTTTAGCGGGTCTAGTCTGGTTTATGTTCAAAACCGACAACGATTTATAGTTATTGGTCGAAGCTCAAGCATATTATACCTAGGTATTTATGGGGCTCTAGACCCAGTTGAGTTTGGCGTTGGTCAACTAATGCGACCAGAAGCTTATGATAATTCTGGCTCACCTTCCCCTGTATCATTCGATGTTATAAGGCAATCCATAGATATTAGTATTGACAGTGCTGATCACGAGCTTTGGTCTTCTGATCAATTCTTTTTCGACCCAGACTACGGGTCTACTGTTAGTTTTAATTCCAGGAATAAAATTTTTGATTTCGGAGATGGTTATCAATCTGTATCTCCCATGGGTATTAATTCCTTGAGGATGGAAATGAATCTCAAGTTTTCCAATAGGAGCAGTCGAGAGGCAAATTGTATTGTCCATTTCTTGGAAAATAATCTTGGTCAACATGAAACCGATAAGCAGACTCATGAGCTTAGATATGATCAAGGCATCTCTGGCTTTAGGATGGATGGGGATTCGTTATATTATCCTTATCGAAATAATGAAAATTTAATAAGAAGATTTTATTGTTTTGATTATAAGCATGAGATTGAGAATGAAGATGTTAATACTGTTGATGTAAATATAATTAATACTACCGCCTCTACTTTAAATGTCGCCACTCAAATGTTTGTTACGAAAGCTGAAGCTTGGTCTGCTGAGGATGAATACTTTCAGCATAGCGTAGTGCTTTGTCCTGAGAATTTAAAATATTATTATTCTTGGACTGATTCCGTTAATAGGTCTTTCAAGCCTTGCGTTTCTCAGTCGGGCGTTGCAACCTCGGTTAATAAGCACCTCTGGACTAGAGAGTTTTACTGGAAGCCCTCCATCCCCTTATCTGTTGACCATAAACCTTCAATTAAGGAGTACTCCGCCGCCTCTTCTTCATACTCTCAATACTTTCCTGAACACAAACAAAACATAAACAACTTAGAATTCAATCTAAAATTTGAAAACCGAAACAACGAAGAAGCTTACTCTATTCTCCATTTTCTTGAGTCTCACTTAGGTTACTTGTCTTTCTTGTTTACCCCTCCCGCTCCTTACAATAGGAAGCGAAGGTTTTATTGTGAATCCTGGGATCATACTTATGTCTTCAGAAATAACCATACTATCAGCGCTAACTTTAAGCAGTTTCCCCTTGGGCAGAACACTCCTCTTGATGATGACGAGATTGATAATATATTACCTGCAGAAAAGGATTCCTCTGGAGTTCTGTCTATGGATCTGGATGTAGATTTCGATATCAATAAACCCGTAGGCTCTGCGAGTTTGCACTTGAAAAAGGTTATTTCCATTAAAAATATCGGGGGCAAGGAGGTTATTATTTTTCCTTCTTCCGTTTCCCTTACTAATTCGGCACTATTTTCAAAAAGTAATATTGGGGTTTACTCTGAGACCACCCCCGTCTCTGGTATGACTAACATTCCTGACGGTTCTTATAGTTTGACTTGCTCTAGTTCTGGTGACGGGTCCGTTGTTTATAGTGACGGGTCTAACTATTACCTACATGATTCTACCGGACGAGTGTTTCTTGATGGAGATTACCTTGGTATAGACCAGCACTTTACTAATATAATATCTCAAAATTTAACGATCCCAGCTGGCGAGGAAAGGTTTGTTGAGGTTTATTTTACCGCCGCAGCCTCTGCGACCCAGAGGTCTGTTCTTTCGCTAGAATACTCTTCAGGGGCAACCCAAGAGCTTACTTATAAGGAGAATGGTCAGGAGTATCTTGAGGGAAACTTAATTCAAGAGGGGGGAGTTGTGTATCGGGTTGCTTCTGATTTTACATCCAGCACCTTCGCGAATGACTCGAGTAATTATATAGAGCATAAGACTTTAATATCTTCCTCTATAGACGCTTACGTTAATAAATCCAAGAATGACCTGCGTAAATCTAGTTTATATGTTAATTTAAACTTTCCGGCTTCGGTTGATAGCCATTCTTATTACTTTGATAACCATGGTTTTAGTGATACCGTTGACTTCTATAAGGATCTAAACGGTGAAAACTTTTATAAAAACGCCGCTCTTAACGCCTCTCATGACGGTTGTCGTCTTGCCCTAGTTTCATCTGAAGAGGACCTTCTAGCTATCTCGAAACTACCTTCTATTTCTGGTGGTTTTTATTTGACCAGGGTTTATTGGGATGGGGGAAAATATGTAGATTATGATACTTTGGGCGATGAGGTTCTTAACGACTCTGGTGCCTTGGTGAATGCTGAAAAAATTATAGAGGATATTATTCCCGAACCCGAAACAGCCTCTAGTGGTTTAGTCTGGGACTCTGATACGGATAAAAACATTCCTGGAATCTTGATGCTACAGGTTCCTGATGGTTATTTTGCAGGCCTTAATGACTCTAGTTCTTTCGTTTTAAAGGTCGCTCCTTTTTCTTCGTTATCCGATTCTCCTGTCGAGGGGTATATTGTGCAAAAAGTCGTGGAAGAGAAATCTTCTTCTATTAACCTAGCTCAAAGGATTTCTTCTTCTGGTGAGGTTGGGGCTATGAGTCTAGAAGACTTTGAGGAAGTCAATATTTTTCTTTCCGGGAATGTAAATTCCCCAAACCCGCACCAGCCCGCACTGAAACTTGGCGGACCTTGGAATGATGAGGTTAAGATTAACCTCTATTTGGGGAACGCATCGTGGATTCATCAAACCAATGGCGAAACAAAAACTCTCGCAGATAAAATTAGGGGCGGAGAGAGTCTCCCTTCTGCATCTGATTATAGATTAATAGTTTCCTCTTGTAGCATTAACGGTCGAGGAGGTTCCGGGGGTGAGGGGATGGTTTCTGAGGGGGAGATATATGAGGCCGGAAAACCTACCACTTCAAATGAAAATTATATTCCAGCAGGCAAGGGTGAAAATGGTGGCGGAGCTATATTTATAGATGGTCTTGAAGGCGATTCCGCAGTTCAACTTCGATTATACTTCCTTGAAGGATCGTCTGTTCGCGGCGGAGGAGGCGGGGGAGCGGGAGGATTGTTCGTGGGAGATGGAAAAAGAATTAAAACTCATAGCTTGGTCAATTTTGGAGGCGGTGGCGGTGGCGGAGCTCCCTTTGGTATTTCTGGTTCTCCCAGCGGTAAACCTGGCACTGTTTCGGGTGGAGGGCTAGGAGGCCTGGCTATAAATAACGATCATAACTTTAAAACTCACTTAGGAGGCGGCACTAAGGGCGGCGGATATGGTGAGGCTGGTACGAACCTGGAGGTTAACTCAGAGGTTCTTGCCGAAGGTGGACTTCCTGGCTACGCCATAAAAGTAGAAGACTCTTTTCTAGATATCACTTACAATACCTACTCCGCTTCTACTCATACTTCCGCGCCATTAACCCTCTCTGGAGATACTATAGACCAGCCTTTCTTTTCTGGCAAAATAGTAGATGTTTAACTTCTGAAAGGCTATTATAATATATGTCCGACTCAAGTAAAAATATTACTAAGGAACTGCTTAAGATGCAGCCCGATTCTTTGCTGGAATTTTTTGAGATAGACTTTTCGCATTTGCAGGAGGACTTCTCTTTGCTTGAAAAAAGATACAAGATTAGTTTCGGAACTAATTCTGACCCTGTTTATAGGTTTACCTCTAATATAAATAATTCCAACCCTATATACTGGCAGAATAAAGCTTACCAACCCCTGCCTGTGGATGTTTCTGGCCTTGAGGCTCCTTCTGACGGGAGGCTTCCCCGTCCAACACTTAGGATTTCTAATCCTAGCGGCATACTATCCTCAATAGTTTCCTCTAACTATGATTTTCATGGCTGCAAAGTTACAAGAAGGAGGACTTTTGCTAAGTTTTTAGACGACGTTAATTTTGCTCCAAATAGCACCTCTTATACAGATGCCGATGGAACTGTTAAGTCTTCCGAAAGGAACGAGTCTTTATCTGGCCTGAACCCTTTTGGAGGCAAACAGGATTCCGAAGCGCATCTTCCTGACGAGGTATACTATATACATAGAAAGATTGTTGAAAACCGTGACTCTCTTGAGTTTGAAATGACTTCTATTCTTGAGGTTCATGACGCATTGTTCCCTGGTAGGAATATGCTTGCCGATCATTGCTCCTTTCGTTACCGCCAGGCTGACTCGTGTGGCTATACCGGCTGCCCTGTAGAAAACCATAAAAACCGAAGGTTCTCGGAGTACGGGGTATATAAATTTACTAACAGGGGAGAATGGGATACTGATAACTCTTATGTTCTTGGCGATGTCGTTGTATACATAAGCAAAAAGGAGCCTGCTGTCCCTTCTCATTTTGTTTGTGTTAAGGATCATCAGTCCCCCTCTCCTTTCCCCGCTATTAGCGAAGAGTATTGGGGGTTGGATTCGTGTGGAAAAACTTTAGATTCCTGCTTGAAGAGATTTGGCGACAAGGCCACAAACTCCAGTGGAAGCTCCCTTCGCTTCGGAGGCTTTCCTTCTACCGAAAACATGAAAAATGGATGATGTTATTTCTACACACATTTTCGAGCAATGCTCAAGACACGCCTCCAAGTCTCCTGGTCGAGAGTCCTGCGGAATTGTGTTGAATTTTACTCCTAAAGTTTTCTTTCCAATGCAGAATAGGATCGCGAACGAAAGAGCCTTTGAGCTCAGTCCTAAAGTACATTTAATTAAAAAAAAGATCTTCTGCATATTCCACTCCCATCCTTTGGCTTCAGCCTTTCCTTCTGATTCGGATATTTCTTATTCCAAAGCTTTGGGGATTCCATATTTAATATATAGTATGCTTTACGACAATTTTATTTATTTTGATTTAAAAAAGTGTATACCACTTAAGGCATAAGGTAATGAAAAAGGTATTCTTACATGGGTTTTTGGCTGATAAGGTCGGTGGCGAGTGGGACTTAATTGTTGACTCTCCTGTTGAGGCTATTCGTGCAATTAATTGCAATACTGACGACCAGTTACTTAGGAATATTCACGACAACTACCATAGGAATGTTGATATTGTTGTATGGAAAATAAACAGTCATACTCGACAGAGGGTCGATCAGGTTAATTCCTCTGGGGAGTACGATGAGGATTTGCTTAAGGATATTCTAGTCGAATCTCATGAGATGGAGGTTTGTTCTGACTTCGAGGAAATTCATTTCGCCCCACGTGTTCAAGGGGAAGTAATAAGTGCAACAATTGGCATCATTGCTACAGCTGTTGGTACTGCCATGGCTAGCATAAGTCTCGCGTCCATGGCTTTTACTATGGTCGCTGGCATGGTTGTCGCCGGCATAGCAGCAGCCATGTTTCCTCCCGTGAAGGTAACTAATAACACGAAGAGTACTAAGTCCTACATGTTCGGAGGTCGAGCTAACCTCCTTGAGCAGGGCGGGGCCGTTCCTGTTGGATATGGAATGCTTAGGGTTGGTAGTAATACTATCGGTTTTTTTGGGCAAAACAGATTTCTTCCCGGAAGCTTGAATAACGACACTATAGAATCGTACACTCAATTTCACGTGCAAGACCTGATTTGCGAAGGCCCTATTGAGGGCTTCTGTGATTCCTCTGGCAACGTACTAAATGGGAAAAATACTGGAGGCTCGGATTGGGATGATAATGAGTTTGTGAAATCAATTTATATTAACGAGCTCCCTATAAAGAACGAATCGAACGAATTGAATTTCATGCCTTCAGAGGACCAACCAATAAAGATTCCTAAGTTTTCCTTGGGTTCTTCGGCTCATGACTCTCAATTTAGTGGCATAAATTCTAGAATTGAATATGAACCTCGCGCATCTGGTTCCGCCCTGCCTGGTCCACAATTTGATATTGGCGGTTTTTACCCAGAAAAAGTTGCCGCCAGCGGAGGAGGAGAAACTTCTCGATGGGGCGGCGCTAAAAGCTTTACTCACCCCATTACAGATAGAGAAGTGGGAATGGTTACTCTAGCCTTATCTTCAGAGGGACAGTATCATAATTGGACAGACCAGAGGGTTAGGAGGAGGTGGTTTAGTAGGAGAGTTAAGGTTGATAAGGGTACCGATCCGGTTACCCTTGCTGTTGCCGTAAGGATATTTGACGGCAAGAAGTTTATATCCCCCATAATATGCGAGTCCGGAAATCTTCTAGAGGGGATTGATGGTAGCTCTAGTGATTCTCTCGGCGTACCTGCCACAAGTAAGTATTATATCTCCGGCATTCTTAATAAGAGTGATATTAGAAAAAAGGTCTCCTATACTCCTTCCCGAGCTCAGGACATGTTTCGCTTTTACGTTTATGCTATATTTAGTGACACTGGAGATATTGATTCCGCAGACGCTTTGGAGTATAGCCTTGGCGGTCTCGGATTACTTCGAAAGGATATCATTTTCTTTTTCCTTTCCAATGCTAAGGATTTAATATCTGAGTTCTACAAGTTGAGGTTGACCTCTTACATTTCTGCAGGAGATGCTAACTATCCAGAGATTTTTACCGGAGACACTGGAGAGTCGTATACTATGAATAAAGTATTTGATTTATACTTTGCTCAAAAAATGAGAAAGACTACTAATGGGTCTTTGGCTCAAGACTCTAACGAAGACCCTAGTCGTATGGCTGTGCTTTTCGCTGGGGTTTTCGCAGAGATTTCCGATGGTTCTTATAATCCTGAGGCATTATTTAAGAGGTTTTTTCACGAGACAATGTCTATTGTTAAAGCCGCAATAATTGACGACACACTTACCCTTGCTAATTCGGGAAAAATTTACGCAATACAAGAAAAGGTTTATTATAAACCGAGTGACATGGTAAAGAAGGGATCTCTTACTCCTGCCGAAAAGGATAGCGGCCTATGGACTTACGTTGGACCTAGTAAA